ATAATACTAATGCGCAAAATAGTATGTTTGGTTTAACCTCAAAAATTAAAAAAGTTAACTTATTAGGAGAAATTCAATGGCCGAAAAAATTATAAGTCCTGGTGTATTTACGAATGAAATAGACCAGACATTCTTACCCTCTGCTGTTGCTGATATCGGAGCTGCTCTCATCGGACCAACTGTTAAAGGTCCTGCGGGAATCCCTACTATTGTAACATCTTATTCAGATTTTCAAACTAAATTTGGAGATGTATTTAAGAGTGGTTCGAATTCACAACAATTTTTAACATCACATACTGCAGAACAATACTTAAAAAATTCAAACACTCTAACTGTTGTTAGAATTTTAGAAGGTGATTTTAGTGGAGCTACCGCTACAGTACCAACTGGTAGTGCGGTAAAACCTGGTGGTTCTACAACATCTTTTGTATTGAGAACATTAAGTGATGGAACACTTAACAATAATGCTTCAACAGATGCAACAACAAATAACATTATGGTTAGTGGTTCAAAACATAATATTAGATATGAAGTTTCAAATGTAAATAATACTAAAGGAACATTTACTCTTATAATTAGAAGAGGTGATGATTCAATAAAAAGAAAACAAACACTTGAAACATATACCAATGTAACTCTTGATCCTAATTCTAATAATTATATTGGAAAAGCTATAGGTGATCAAAGATTAAATATTGGAACTGACGAAAATAGTAAACCTTTCTTACAATTAACTGGTTCTTATGCAAATAAATCAAATTATGTAGTTGTTGAAAGTATAAATGACACAATTGATTATTTAGATGAGAATGGTAATATTAGAGATGGTAATCTTTCCGCTTCTTTACCGTTAGCTGGTAGTGGTTCATCACATGGTGGATTTAGTGGTGGTACTAATGGATTTAGTGGATTTGATGCATTGGGTAACTATGATGGAACTTTAACAGGTGTAACACCTTGTAATTTCTATGAAAATATTAGTGAAAACAATACACAAGGATTTGATCCAACTACAGCTGCTGAAGGACAAAATGCTTATGTGGAAGCATTAAACTTATTATCAAACCAAGATGAGTATGATATTAATTTAATACTTACACCTGGTATCATTTCAGCTGTACATGGAACTGTAGCTTCTAAAATTATAGATGTTTGTGAAGATAGAGGTGATTGTTTTGCTGTTCTTGACCCAGTTGTCTATGCCAAAAATGTAACAGACGCAACGACTGAAGCTGAAACAAGAGATTCAAACTTTGCAGCTGTTTATTGGCCATGGATTAAAATACCTGATACACAACTTGGAGTACAAAGATGGGTGCCACCTTCAGTATGTATTGGTGGAATTTATGCATTTAACGATAAAGTTGCTCACCCCTGGTTCGCTCCTGCTGGATTGAATCGTGGTGGAATTGATGTGGCTATTCAGGCAGAAAGAAAACTAACTCAATCTGATAGAGATTCATTATATGATTCAAATGTTAATCCAATTGCAACA